AGAGTCAAGTACAATAACACCAGTGAATATACTATGACCATGCTTGTGTGAGCCAACATCACTCTCATGTTCCATATCACTGACCCACGATGTGTTAATGTAAAAGTTAAACCTGTGCTGCTCGAGCTGATATACATCCGACACATAACATTCAAGATGCTGTGATGCACGACTCTTTAATTCAGCTAGAACTGGATCATCAAGCACTCTATCATTATGCGAGATGAGAAACTTAGGAAACGCACCCTCACTCTTCGGCAAGGAAACACAATGCTTCTTCTCGTCCTCTGCTATATCAATGTTCCCAACGTAAACAGGAGTTGAGAATAAAGGAACAACAGTACTCATCCCAATATCCTGATCAAAAAGCCAACAAAGTATATAGCCAGTAGTCCAGAATTGACAGCCATCAGACTGGTGTCCTTCATTCTAATGGACGCAATCAACCAAGCAAGCGATCCTAAGTTGAACATCAACACATTCAACGGATCAAACGCTAATGCAGTCGCAATAGCACCAGCCAGAGTAAAAGCAGTACCTGACCACTTAAACCACTCGTTATCAATGTTGATCATTCAACTGCCTGTTTTGTAATCTGCTGTACTTTGTGTACACCACTATCAGCAATACCAGCAAACGAAGAGAACCCAATAGTACTAATCACGATACCAAATATGGTCCCAGCAACAAAGTTAAACATAATATATCCTATCTTCCTGTCATTCTGTAAAAACGACGACGCACTTCTCCAAACGTCATCATGTTTCCCTCAATCACTTCACCCTCACACGACTCACCATTATCTAGTACGATCAATTCAATGATCTCATACTTCCTAGTGCTTTCAGTATATCGGATCGTTGGCACAATGGTCATACCATCTCCTTAGTATTTGTCTTTTCCTGTTCATGGCTCAAAGTATTTAATTAGAACATTCAAAGCATCCAGGCGTTGTTTGTTTGAGACAACATCATCCGTATGCATCCACGCCCCGTTCATCCAGTTATCAATTTGATCTTTGAGCATGTTCCTATGATCAACCAGGTTCGAGTACGTGATACGATCGGCAGTCTCATAATCAATAACGATCCCAGTCATGGACGTTTTCCTTCACGAATAATAGAGTTGCAGTAGGTTGTAGCAGTGGTGACCGTCCAATCCTGGTTTGCAGTGATGCAGTTCTCAATAGAAGCATTGATCGTAGAGCTGCGTGTTCCAAAGACAATAATGCACAGCATACATACTCCAAAGATCAACACAAATAGTATTTCACTATCCCGCATTTGAGTTTTCCTTCAAGATTTCACCAATAGTTCGCTCTTGAGCCTCACATCGATAAGGATAGCAAGTACTATCCCATCCAGCAGGAAGTCCATTAGTCTCGTATGCATGAATATCAACATCCCGAGCAGATATATCATACAGTACATCCCGACACGTCTCTTCAGCTACATCATGAGGATCCTCACCATCCTCAACAGCAATCACATACTCATACTCAATAGTTACGGTATAGAGCTTAGTCATGCTCATACTCCTCCACATCAAAGCCATCGCGGGTCGCAGTTACACTTGCATGATCACCAAACATGGCGAGCATGATACTTTCCATCTCTGACGACTGGACCATCTTACTAAAGTTATTAATGGAGGTCAAGTCGATCTTACCTTCTTCAACCAAAGGCATAATTATATCTTGCTGTCTGGCGTAGTACTTTCGATTATCGGTCTTGAGAATCCAATCAAAGTTGCCTTCAGCAAAAACGTTTTCCTCTTCGCCGCTATACTCACCCCAGCTGTTAAGATCTTCTAGTTGATCGACTGGGCAGTTTGTGAAGTTTGGCTCATTAACACCAAACACACAAGTGTCACCATCATTAAAGTAAGGAGTATACTGACACCATCTGATAGCAGTGATTGCTGGATTCTTGTCAAAGAACTCTTTAGTGATCCCTTTGAACAAATCTTGTGCTTCTGATTGGAAGCGTTTAGCAACTTGCTGTTGTTCTTCAATCAACGAATCAAAACGATCTTGCAATTGTGACATGATTAATCCTCTAATGATATATGTTTACGTTTAACAGATGTGTTACTCTTCTCAGTACCACTCATCCATGGCTGAATGGTCATGTTGTTCAAGTACTGCTCCATGGTAGGTATGAAACCTAGATCCTGCTGAATATGGTCTTCGGCAATATCACGTGGACTGAATTCTTTTCCATCTGAATTAATTCGTGTTCTGCCGAATACCCGTTCCACCAAATAGCATCCGAATGCTGAATGGAGAATCGCTCGATGACGCACGTCAGCCACAGCTTGTTTGGTGGAATCAATGAAGTCGTCGATGTCTGCGTAGTCATCCGGCACTCCTCCATACTTCTTTGCGTGGATTTTGCCATGGAGATATGCTTTCATTGTTGTTTACCGTACTTCTCTTCATATGCATCACGATTAGCAAGAGCATCCCATAAAGCATTATGTGGTTGCAAAGAGTCACCACTTATGTCACAGATTTCCATTTTAAGAGGAGGGCAAACAATTCTGAGTCCAGGACCTGTAATAAGTGAACGACAGAACCAGGCAATATCTTCTGGCCAATCAGCGATGATAGTTATGTCTGAAAATTGGCAAAGGTACGCCGTCAGCCTTTGTTCAAACATACTCTTGCTAATTGGTTCTCTGTTGATTATAGGAACCACATTCTCTCTTACCCATGGATGACATATATGAACACTGAATTCAAGTACTTCGTAGAAGTTTTTGATCGAGGCGTCCTCTGGAACCAATGCCATTGAGATCAGCTCACCATTCTCATCCGTCCATTCACAATCAATAAAAAGTTTCATATAATTACATTATCCCTTCAGAAACAAAAACAACAACAGGCCACTTGACAGGTTTGATTGCTATCACGCTATCGTAATGATCAACCCTACAGCGCTGCCCAGACAATCCAGCCCACTTCTTAGCTCTACGAACAAGAGCTTTATCGGTAGCAGTCGACTTGAAATCAAACGACTTACGCTTGACCCAGCTATAGTTAGCTTCACCACCGAACGTATCGGTCATTTCGAATTGAAAGTTCATTTAATCCTCCGACGAGTAGGCATTGCGAACATAGTATCTTCAGGAATTCCACGCTTAGCTAAAGCACCAAGCAAAGCATACGATCCACCAAACGACATATACGGATTGCGCTTTACCTTCTTCTCTGGATATACATTGACCGTAATACCATCAGCGGTCACATAAGAGCTTATCGGTTTCATACATATCCTTTCGACTTCAGATAACCATACGGAAGACCATTCAGGAACTCAAAGTACTCTGGATCATTGAGACTCTCATCAGCCTCAATCAGCCAAGCAACAACACGCATACGGTTAGTGCCTTCGTGCATCAGATTGTCGATGCGATCTTCAAACTTGACAATCGCTGCTTGTTCAAGCTCTTCATCCTCACGGATAGAACGATTAAGATCAGACAACATCGAGTCCCACAGAGCTTGCTTCTGCTCGGGATTGAATGCTGCAAACGTAGCCCAGAAACTCTCGCTCGGACGAAAACCGTAAGCATCTTTGTGCAGGTCAGAGACTAAATTCTCATCGAATGTGTACATAACATCTCCTCATTAATTCAGTAAGATCATTATGCATTTCAAAGGAAATTAAGTCAACACCTCAGACCTCGCATTCTATGCGATACTCTAGTTCTTTTTCCATTAATTCCGTTACATAATCAGCAAGTTTTTGTGTTTCTAAAATAGCAAAAATATGGTCAGTCGCAAGCTGGCAGAGCGGAACCCAGGTAAGTGGCTGCTTACCATCCTTGCCACGGGTACCCCACGTGAATCCTCGTCTGATATCTTCGAACGGATCATCCATGGTAAGCGACATCTCAACATAAGGCTCTTCATTGTGAATGGTGCGTCTTAAATAATCATGACCACCATCCACCATATACTCTAACCCGTTGTAGTCAGTGTATGCGACATAGTCGTGTCGATGATGAGACTGTAGTACAGTACCATCCGGAGTTCTGATTCTATTACATACAATCTGAGATTTTGTCATCGATTACCTCCAAAATACTCTACGCGAACATTTTTAATATCCTTACAGGTCAAATAAAAGGCAACCGCTCGTTCTGTTGAGTTTCTATCACAGAACCGAACGTAGTCGTGATAGAGTATCTTACCACTATCAAACAGTCGAGTAAAGTAAATGCAAAAGTCGTAACCTGAGTTCTGTTTCATTATTGCATCCCATAATAAATGCAATCACAATCATACGAGTTGGATGCATACATCAACAACTCTTCGTTAGCTAGCATTTCATCGATGTAGTCCTCGAACATAGCATCGACAACAGCTTCATAAACCTCTGCAGCAAGAAATTGCAGCTCTGTATTAATGTTATCAAACATATAACCTCCAATTCATCAGTCAATGTAGAGATTATGGACATCTAACGAAAATAAGTCAACAATAAAGTTCTTTTGTGAAATCAATAGGTTAGTCAGCATCATACCAAACGTCTCTGCCCGAGACTCTGCCGTAGAGATCGTCAAAATCTTCGCTCGGAGGTAATGGAATGCCCATATCCTCTTCAGTTGGCATAACGGTAGTTGAATCAGTTTGATATTGTCTGGCTGCTTTTGCTATATGAGCAAGTTTCCACTTATGCTCTTCTGCTGCTTCTGTTTTGTGATAAGCAGCTACAGCAATACCCTTATTGATCTTATCAAGTTCTGAATGCTCTCGAACGTTGGCACAACTATAACTGCAGTACACTCCTCGTTTGATATGAAGCGTACCGCATCGTGGACATTCCTTTTCAGGTCGGATCTTCTTCTTGCGGCCCATTAAAATAGTTCTTTGCTTTCATAGTGGCTTCTTCGAGTGATGCAGCAATCACTTTAACAAAAGCAATTCCGTTTGAGATGTTAATATCGTACGGGACGACGCCGTAGAACTGAAAGTCGTCTGGTACTTTGACAACAACTTCCCACTCTTGAAGTTTCTTGATCCTATTTAGAACTCGAGACAGCTCATCGTTAGTAGTCATTGTGGAGTCCTTTGAGCATTCCAACTACCTCGAGGTATGACTGTGAAACAATCTCACATCCACCACCAGCAAGATATATTGCAACACCAGAACCTTCTTCAAGACCATCAGCAACATGAGTAATCTGGTTGGAATTGAATGTGATTGAATGACCATTACGGTCTGTTAATGTAAAGTATGACATAGTCCCTCACATAGTAGAAACAAAAAAACCCTGACCGAAGTCAGGGTAAAATTACTACATCAAATTTTAGCGCTTAAACACACGCGAAACATAGTAGTATGCATTGGCATATGTGATCTCGAGCTCAGCAGCAATCATCTGAGCGATCTCACCATTGGTCTTGTCTTTGTTTGCATCAAAGATGGCTTTAGCTTTAGGCTTCTTGTCGTTAGTCTTGACCGACTTAATCTTGACCTTACGAGTAGTGGAAGAAGGTTGATCCTCTGCAGCCTCAGACTCTGCAAACACGTAAGGCATGTCCTTACGAATTTTAGAGAGCTTCTGATCTGCAATGGTTACAGCTTCAGGTCGATCGTACTCTGGCTGAGTCATTGCTTGCTCAACAAGAGCTTTAGCAATAATACGAGCTGAAGCAAGATCATACTGATCTGTACCACCTAGATCTGAAATGATTGAATTAGCATAAGCCAAAGGATCAGAAGAAAGACCAATGTCTTCACCTACTTGTTTAATAGCACCTACAACAGACTCACCCTTGATGCCATAAGTCTTGAGAACTTGCTTTGCATTGATAACTGCTGTCATATAAATCTCCATAATAAAATGATAATAACGTCAAACTACAAAGACGATCATCAACATTAGCAAAAATAAAGTCAACAGTTACTATTTTAGTAATAAGTTACTAGTTTAGTAACTAGCGTCGCATCATGATAAGTGATGGTATTAACGTAATAATGTGAGGCTTGATCTTTTTAAAGAAGTCGCGATCAGAATTGTACCCTGGCTGATCAATGGGTCTGGGTATTTCACTGGGATAATAAAAACCAGTGTCGCTACGGTGCAGATTTGATCTGTAGTCTGTACTGTTATAGCCTAGTTGATTGTTTTGTTGAACTTGAACTGTATTTGTCGAATTGTCAACATGAGCATTTGGTGAATTGACAATCATTGTACCGATTGTAATGTTATCACCTTGAATGAAAACAGTTCCGTTTTTCTTGGGTGTGGGATTTTGCGTTGTGGATCTTACAGTTGTACGTTGTACAATAACGTCCTCCATGAGAACAGATCCCTGCTCCTCACGGGTGCTTGCACAACCAATCAGGCTAATAGGTATCAAATATACTAATAGTTTTTTTGACGTAATCACTTGGATCTTTCACAAATACTTGAGGACTGTCACCCTCAACAGCGATCATAATGACAATCTGTTCAATATCGAGATCGTATCTCTCTTTCACCATCAATGCATAGGCAGTTGATTGAATGAAATAGTTCTCAATCCACTCTTCCTTCTTCCGTTTACTTGATGTCTTATAGTCAAGAACTGTAGGTTTCCCTGCGTACTTACATATCAAATCAGAAGTACCGGCAGCTCTCAAACGATCAGAGTACAACGGATATTCGATACCATACACTTCTTCCAAGTTAGAGTCAACAAAAGGTTGGATGTCCAAGAACAATGACGTGGTTGTTGGCATTTTGTTCAACGCAAAGTCCTCAACGTTGCCAACATAATCTTCCATCATCAGGTGAAGTTTAGTTCCTCGTTTCGAAGCACTTGAAGAGATCTTATTAGCTTCTTGTTCACCAACACGATCTCTCCACTTTTGAATATCATCTTTGGTTAACTGAGAGAGGATAGTGGTAACAGAGCGATAGCACTCACCACCTGGAGTAACATAATAGCGTTTTCCATCTATTTCCTTTCGAGGGACTTCTATTTTAGGAAGTGGCTTATGTGTAAAGTATTTGGTTCTCAATTGGATTGTCTGTATTTGTTCACTGCATTATCCACTTTGACCTGGGTGGCAGAACGAGATACAGTTCTGTCAGCAAGTTCACTATTGGGATGTGCTTCTGCTACCTTAGAAAGAACTTCCTTGAATCCTGAATCAGTCTTTATTGATCCTGTCCCCCTAACAAGTCCAGGAACTGAGTCAATATAACGCTCAAGATTAGGATTAGAGGCGAGAAAGCTATCGTAATCAGCAATACGTAGAGAAAGTTCGATAAGTTCATTTGTGTCCTTATCAAGGAAAGTATAGATTGGCATGAATTACTTTACGTTCCAGTCCGTTTTCTTTCTTGTAGTAGTTTTTTTAGCAGGAGCTTTTTTAGCCGGACTTTTTTTCTTGTTTTCATTTATAGACTCTAGTTGAGGTTCTTTTTTAATAAGTGGAGGTTGGTGGCGTTTATTCCAAAACCAATTGGTAAAGGATAGTAGCTTACTTTCAACCCAGCCCATAAATCTATTTTCCCAAAACCATCTACCGTTCATCCCAGTACTCCTTGTCGCGGTTGTAATCTAAATCATCGTAAAATTGTTCATATCGTTTACTTCTTAGCATTCTATCAATATTTTTAACTGACCTATCAGTATGTTCTTTTTTAATTGCTTTAGAAACATGATGTTGTTTCTCATCCAGTGAACGTTGCAGCTTGTTCGTCTTACTCATCTTACCCCTCTAGTAGTCCAGGATACAGCTCTTCTACAAACTTCTTAGTGATTCCCTTGTATGGGATCTTTTTATCTTTGACAGCAATCAAGAGCCTCGCATCCTCTTTGTTAACTGTTTCTAACAGCTGTACAAATAGATACTCTCTTCTTACTGGCTTCAGATTAGGATTGCCACCCTCAATGAACAAATACAATCGACGCAACTCACTATAAAGAGTCCCTTCTTGGTCGGGGAGCTCGTTCGGTTTGTACGGAGGCTCACCTTCTGGTAGCAAAAATTTAACTTTCTCATCATATGCATATTTCAACAGAGCTCTAAGTGCAGGTGAATCATTCTGCCTTAGATAATCTACTCTGTCCTGCTTCTTGTCAAACTCTGAAGCCTTTTGTAGTATTTCGGATAAGCTCAATTTCATTAAAATTCCCCAGCATGTTCCATCATTGTTTTTAGTTTATGCTCTTGAAGATACCCAATAATATTTACCTTTTTGGGTGTCGCGAGCTGCGTTTGGTACTCTTCCCAAATCTTACTTGATATGTGGTCAGGTATCATTAATAAGTTAATTAACTTATTGTTACGTTCAATACCTGTTTTGAGCTCAGGAACTTCGTATAATTGTTCCCATGTCATACTAAGCCACGTGGCTAGCTTACTTTTGTTTACTGGCCTTTGTCTAATACCATCCACAAAACAGTTGTCGCTAGACAAGGCGTTGGGTACTCCATCACCACTGTCCCCTCTGATAACTAACTCTTTAAGATATTGTTTAGGATCTTCGACCTGAACATTACGTTTACGGATAGGGTCAAACTGTATCACTCTTTCACTATGTAGTTGAATAAAATCTTTGTCTGCTGAAAGAATCAACACATCTTCAGTAGAGTTGATACATATAGTAGCAATAATATCATCAGCCTCACAGTGTTCCACGTGAACAACTGTATATGGAAGGTGTTGTTTGATCTCTTCTCTGATCTTATTCAAGGTTTCAAACACAAGAGGCCAGTCAATATCGCTTTGCTCACGAACTTTTTTACGTCCAGCTTTGTAATATGGGAAAAGATCTTTTCTCCAGTAGTTCTTATCATCACAAGCAATGACCATATCCCCATACACTTTACCAAACTTCTGTTTGTATAGACGTAGCGAATTGAGGATCATGTGTCTAACTAGACCCTCTTCAAATACAAGTTCAGTGTGATTACCAATCTGCATCATCAAGTTAGAGATGCAGACCTGGTTAAAGTCAATAATAATAATTTGGTCACCCGTTATAATCTATTCGTCTCAAATCCTTGAGCATTACTCTCATTAGATTGATCCACTGATTCTTTCTGTTGTGCCATCCATAGAACGCATCCACGTACGCTTTCTGAGCAACAAGAGTCTTTTGAACATCAGTCTCATTATATACTTCAATAGCATTGGAAGTCAACTCAACCAAAGCCTTCATGTGATCACGTTCATTATCTTGCCACTGATACATCCATGTCCAGTTAGCAGCAGTCTCGTACAGTGCACCGTAGTTGGGATGTAGGCAGAACACACCAGCAGACATTGCTTCGATCAAACTAATGCAAGAAGTCTCTAGCCACGTGTTCGGATATGCATAGAAGTGAGCTTTCTGAAGTGCTGAACGAATCTCACTATTGGGAACAGACCCGTGGTAGTTGATATTAGGGTGGTCTTTACAAAAGTCAAACAGCTCCTTGTAAGGTTCATCTCTCTGCTCCCATCCGTAGATCTTGAAACTAGAGTATACATCTAGCTCTATGTTAGGGTAACGCTTAGATAGAGCATCAAAAGCGGAAACCAGGATATTGAGACCACGATGAGGAGTAGTATGATATATAAATCGAATTTTGTCAGTAGGTTTTTGTACATATTCAATTGGTTCAATAGCATTTTGTAGGACTATACATTTGTACCATGGCAAGCCATAGTGTTTCTGATACGCTTGCATCTGCCAATGAGATACAAACACTAGTTTATCAAATCGATTCCATCCACCACCTCTAAGATGTTCTGATTCAGGATCACCTGGCAAGTCATGCAACCAGTATATCTTAATTTTTGAGTCATCCACTTCTCTGACTCGAGATGGAATGATTTGAAAATACTGCATGAGATCTGCAGGTATGTGCTTGTGGAGTGCTTCGAGCATCAGCTCTGTACCACCCTTAGCATTCTTTGACAACTCATTAACTTCCATTATTCTTCACCACTATCATTACGTTTCTGTTTAACAGATTCACGTCTAGCTTTCTCAAAAGCTACCTGAGCTTCTATCATTAGACGCTTATAAAAGCCACGACG